ATCAAAGAAAATATATAATAATATAAAAGAAGCTCATAGAAACTTATCTGGATATTTAAAGTTACAGCCTCATCCTAAAGATGTATTTTCATACTTATTAATATGGAAAGAAAATGCTAAAGACAAAATAGTAGTTGTACAAGATATAGTTGTAGCGAGAAGAATGTACAATAAGCTGCAATTGAAATACGCTAAGTTATTAAGCAAGTATTGTGTGTTTGACTAGGATAGTTAAAGACGTAGGTGTGTTTGATTGATATTTCTCTTGAAATTACTGATTTTATATGATATAATCAAGCATCTATGTAAATTAAGTAAAGATACTTTTAAAAGAACTGTTGTAAATTGCACTATTAAGAGGTGCAACCCTGCAAAAGCTAAGAAACAACTTAACCCTGCATAGATACAACCTTTGTATGTTCGCCTATGTATCTTTAAACTCCTTTCAGTCGTAGGTACTTCAGTACAAGCTGGATAAGTCACCAGCACTAATTCTCATTGTAGACATTTCTACAGTGAATTGTCCATAATGAACAAAAAGAATAATATAACAAATGAACTGCATTACATGTTTACGCTATTTCAAGCAGAATGTATTTAACAAAACTGCTGAATGCGAGGATTGTTTAGATCGTGCTTATTTACAGATCGACTCAGAAGTACAAGTTGACGTAGAGTTGCTAAGAAACCCTTCTGGTAAAACTGTAGCTGTCTTCTACGATGAATACAATGATCCAGAAGAAGATTGTAGAGATTCTATCTAAAGGTGTTGACAATGATAGAATTGGTGTTACAATAGAATTTACGCTGAAGTAGCTCATCTGGTAGAGCAACGGTTTTGTACTCCGTAGGTGGTGGGTTCGAGTCCTACCTTCAGCACCAAGTTACGGGCGGGATAGGTGAGGTAATTCATCATCGAAGACTGTCCACCAATTTAAGCTATCATCTTCTAATGGTCAGGAAAACGGGTTTTCATCCCGTCAATCGGAGTTCGACTCTCCGTGATAGCTCCAAGAGCAGACTGAGATTTAAGGCTCAGAGCAGGTGTAATTCCTGCAATATTTACGTGTATTCCACAACTACGTTAAAAGTTCGGCTGCTCAATCGCCAACGGAAAGAGCATAAGGTTACAGTTGAATGAATTTATTCCACAGAACCCGAGCTAGGTGCATGGGCTTGACTGTTAATCAATGGTTAGCTGAGTTCGAATCTCAGATGTGGAGCCAGTATAATCTCCCTATAGCGTAGTCTGGTAGCGTTCCTGATTTGGGGTCAGGAGGCGTAGGTTCAAATCCTACTAGGGTGACCAAACATAGCGGGTATTCAGGGTATCCACAAGTCTCATAAGCTCTGTGCAGAAGTTTCGAGTACTTCATCCGCTTCCAATTATCGTTGCCCTTAGTGGCCTTTGAAATCATTCGCTATTCGCAAATAGCAAACAAACATGGAGTAGCCGCCGTAATGGTATGGCAGGGGATTGTAAATCCTCCGACTTAGGTCATAGTAGGTTCGATCCCTACCTGCTCCACCAAGAACCGTTCGAGAGATAGCTTCGGCTATTACGGGAAGATAGCAGGGGATGCGCCCTACGCTATAAGTTAAAACGCATACTAACATTAAAGAACCTACCTTGGGTCCGAAGTCACCTCGGTTTTAGGCGTCCCACGAATCTGTTGCGTGGTAACATGAAGTGTAGAAGCTTCAGGTGAGTATTGCCAAGTACTTACACAAAGGATACAGCGTATTATCTGCGGTAGATACGAAAAGGCTACCCCGCAATCGTAAGCGGGACTAATTTACGCAAGTTATCTTCGTTACAGGCGAAAACATGTAATCTGGAGATCGTAACCAGAACTAATAAGGAAATAAAATGTCATTTGTAAAAGGTCAATCTGGTAATCCCAATGGTCGTCCAAAGAAACAAAATCTTTTAGATAAACCAACTAATCGTGAACTAAAAGAACGTGAACTAGTAATGCTGTTGCGTAAGATTAAACCTCACGTAGCTGAAGCGATCATGCAAGCAGCAGATATTATGAAGAATAAAGAAGCTAGTCATCAGAATCAATTAAAAGCTGCAACTATTCTTCTAGATAACTATCGCAGATTAACTCTAGACATGTACGATGGTGAAGACCAAGCTGAAGAAGCTGGTATAGAAGTACAACAAAATAACGCAGCAGTTTTCAGCCTAAAGGTTGTTAACGAAGAATAATAAGGATATTATGGCAGAACAAATTACAATAGCACCAGCTTCTAAAAAGCAAGAGATGTTTTTAAATAGTGCAGCAACTATTACATTAGCGGGTGGTGCTGCTGGTTCTGGTAAAACATATACATCCTTGCTAATTGCTTTGAAGTTCATGCAACACCCCAGAGCTACAGGTGTTATCTTTCGTAGAACTTCTAAGATGCTTACTGCTCCCGGTTCAATCTGGCATGAAGCAGTGCATTTATATACAAGTATTTATCCTAATCTAAGAATCCGAAGTAGAGAACTTGAGTTAGTGTTTCCTAATGGAGCATTACTAAAGTTCAGTCATATGCAACACGCAACTAACATGTATGATCACAAAGGTGGTCAATACTCATTGGTTATTTTCGATGAAGCAACTGACTTTGAAGAAGAGATGGTAGTATATCTGTTATCTCGTATGCGTAATGCGTATGTTGATTATAAACCACAGATGTTCATGATGACAAACCCCGATTACAACTCATTCTTAAGATCGTGGATTGAAGATTACTACCTTGATCCAAATACAGGTATTCCTCTACCGGAAAAGACAGGTGACCAGCGTTATTTCTTCCGTCAAGGAAACACAATGCTTTGGTACAATAGCTTAGAAGCTGCAGAACTTGCTCATGGTAAAGGTAACGAGTCTGGTATTTCATCCTTTACATTCATTGGTGCTACCTGTCGAGACAATCCTCCTTTACTAAAGGCACAACCTGATTATATCAGTCGATTGATGTCACTTCCTCGTGTAGAGAAAGAAAGATTGCTGGATGGCTCATGGTTTGCTCGTCAAGAGTCTGCTGGTCTATTCAAACGTGAATGGGTTGGTTTAGTCGATCATGCAAACGGTAGAGCTAGAAAAAGAATTCGTGCATGGGACTTTGCGTTCAGTAAACCTTCTGAGCAATATCCAAATCCTGACTGGTCACGAGGGGTACTAATCTCTAAAGACCCAAATAATTTATATACAGTAGAAGATGTTGTATCCATGCGAGATCGTGTACATGAAGTTGAGAAACTAGTGTTTGATACAGCAATTCATGATGGTACAGATGTAACTATCTCTATTCCGTTAGACCCTGCTGCAGCCGCTGGTGCTTACGCTAAGGACTTGCAACGCAAGTTAGCTGAAATGGGTTTTAATGTACGTTTGACTAAACCAGTTAAATCAAAGATTACTCGTTTTGCTCCTTTCTCAAGTATAGCACAAGCTGGTTTCGTAAATGTAGTTAAAGCAAACTGGAATAAAGATTTCTTTGATGAACTTGAAGTTTTCGATGGTGACCCTAAGAAAAAAGACGATCAGGTTGATTGTTGTTCAGATGCCATGCTATTACTAAACAAAGAAACACAACTACCTTCTTTCTCATTACCTGATTTCACAGGTGCTAACCCATTCGATGGAAGCATCTCAGGTTTTAACATCCCAACAATTAATAGTTCATTAGTTTCATAATCAAAGGAGCCGTTGATGGCACGTAAGTCACAAAATAACTCAGTACAAAAAGCAGTAGACGATACACCGGATCGCTTTAAGTTAAGTGAATCAGGATATCTTGGTTTAAATGTATTCAATGGTGTATCCAATGATGAACTTAAGAAAGAACTGAATTTCCCAAATAGTATTAATACGTATAAGCAAATGTCTTATCATAGTACTATTAATTCTGCAATTACATTGTACGAAAACTTGATTGGACAAGTTGATTGGAAATTCAAAGCGATTACAGGTGCTACTCCTGAAGAATTAAATCAAGCTGTTATCATTAATCAAATGATGCAAGATTTAACTGATCAAACTTGGTCAGATTTTATCTCAGAAGCACTAACTGCTAATATGTATGGTTTCTCTGTACATGAAAAAGTATATCGTAGACGTTTGAAAGTAAATGGTTCAAACTATAACGATGGTTTAATCGGTTGGAAGAAACTACCAATCCGTAACCAAGAAACTATTGAGAAATTCATCTTTAGTGAAGATGGTAATGAAGTTAAGGGTGTAAAGCAAAACCTTTCATCAATCTCAGATGTTTACAATCGCTATTCTAGCCGTACAAATAACGAAGTAATTTTACCTCGTAGTAAGATCATGTTATTTCGTGCAGGTAAACACAAAGGTGATCCTTTTGGTAAGTCTATGCTGCGTGATGCATATCTTGCATGGCGCTTCTTGACGGTAATCGAAGAAATTGAAGCAAACGGTGTAGCTAAAGATTTAGCTGGTCTACCAGTACTAAAACTACCACCTCAATATCTATCTTCTGATGCTTCACCTGATCAAAAAGCAATTCGTGCTTATTATGAAAACGTAATGCGTAACTTGCAGTTGAATCAGCAATCTGCATTGATTTTACCACAAGCACATGACCCTGATACAAAGCAACCGTTGTTTGAGCTAGAATTATTATCGTTAAACGGTAGTAAAGCAATGGATACTAGTAAGATTAAAGAATACTATAAAAATCTAATCTTAACATCTCTGTTTGCTGATATTCTAGTACTCGGTCAATCAGGTGGTGGTTCTAACGCTCTTGGTCAAATCAAAAATTCACTATCTGCTACAGCAGCAGAATCAATGCTTAGAAAAATTCGTGATGTAATCAACAATGATTTGATTAAACAGACCTACGAATTAAATGGTTGGGATACTTCTCGTATGGGAACTATGGATTTTGATAATCTAGAGATCGCAGACTTAGAATCATTCTCCAAAGCAGTTCAGCGTTTCGCAAGTACTTCTATCCTTGAAGTTGATCGTGCAGTATTGAACAGAGTTCGTGAATCAATTGGTGTAGATGCTTTACCTGATGATGAAGAACCTAATCAAGATTTATTACCTGCTATGACTTCCCGTAGTGGTGATGGTTTTGCTACTGCAGGTGAAGGTACTTCCACAAATCCTTCAGGTACAGATACTTCTAGTAATAACCTAGAAAATGCAGGATAATAAGACCGCTGTATTATATTGGTTACACCTAAAAGAACACACTGACGTATTCACACAAGGATACGTTGGTGTTACTACTCGTTTAATTGATATACGATTCAAGGAACATTGTAAAAAATTTAATAATTCTTACAATACAAATAATCCTTTGCATGTTGCCTTTGATACTCATGGTGTAGATAATATAGTAAAAACTAGATTGTGCGTATGTGATGTAGACAAGGCTTATGAACTGGAGAAATTATTTCGTCCATTGCAGTACATGGGTTGGAATACTGTAGAAGGTGGTAAGTTCCCGTCTTCTGTCATTGATATGTTATACAGGAAAAGAAATGCCATACTCAGCAGATAATGTCCCACAATGGGCAAATAAAAAGTCAAAGTCAGTTCAAGAAGTAGCTATTAGAGTTTTTAACCAAACTTTAAAAGATACTGGTTCTGAAGAGAAAGCTCGTATTGCTTCACTAGCTGCTATGAAAAATGCAGAAGAAGCTAACAAGAAAAATAAAGTAAAGAAAACCGTAGAAGATATTATTAAAAGTAAATACACTTGAATTAATATCAATTCTATGATATAATAGTTTACAAATACCCCGGCTAATGCTCGGGGTTATTGTTGTTTATAAAGGAGAGAAAATGCAATGGTCTGCAGATAATACCCCAACTGCCATTCAAGGTAAATCTTTAAAATTGAGGGAATTATTCGCAAAAGTAGCCAATGCTTCTCTCGACAAGGGTTTTTCAAAAGAAGAATCAATATTTGCTGGAGCTAACGCAGTAAAGATCGAAGAACGTAAAAATCAACCTGCTAAAGTAAAAGCACCAAAATTACCTTCGCATGTAGAATCGCTCAGAAGCTATACAAATCCTTTTGAGGTAGTTACCAAGGTTCAAGAGTTACAACCTGCTATAGCTACAGTTAAAGCTGCTGAATTTGATGCACAAGGTCATCTTGTGATTTTAATGTCAGATGGTACTCGTGTAATAACCAAAGGTAAAGCTGTAGAACAACATATTGATCAAAGAATTGGTGTATCTGTTAATCCTGTATTCGATCATATTCAGATGAATACTACTGCAAATTATACATCAGAAGATTATCTTCCCGGTATGATGACTTGGAATGAATTTGAAGACTGTTTAGATGTTGTACAAAATGACGGTTCTATTCTTCAAGTAGGTCTTGAGCAGTATATCGAGGTGATTAATAATAACACACATAATATGTCGAATGGTACTGTTGTTTGTTTTTCAGGTGTAAGTTTAGGTGAAATCCCTGAAGCTTTACCACTAATAGCAAATGGAAGTATTTCACCATTTTACATTATTGGTGTATTAACAAATAGTCTTATTCACGGTGAACGA